AAGCACATAGAGTTCTTTTCTTCCATGCATAATTTCATAGAAACAGAGTTTAAGAAGTATAAAGCTCAATCTTCTTACATCTTACCAACAGGCAGAATAGTAAAAAAACATAGCTCGATAACAAAGTACAAACTGTTTAACTACATACTTCAGAACCTAGAAACAAAAACAAATGTTGAAAAGATCGAGAAAATTAAGCGATATTTATTACATAAGAAAACTCAACTTATTTTAATCACTTACGATGCATTTACGTTTGATTTTTCTATTCAAGACGGAAAAGACACGCTTTTAGGTATAAAAAGTATATTAGAAGAAGACGGATTTCCTACAAAACACATTCACGGAAAAGATTACTCTTTTACCACATATTAATCATATTTATAATAGCTAATTAGTTATGGAAAATTTTAAGATTATAAACTTAACCCAAGATTCGCTAATGAATCGATTATTTTGTAGCTTTTCTAAAAAAGAAGAGCTTGATGAGAAACTGGCTGAAATTATACGGGAGTACAAGATACTTTACAATAAAATATTTGTGTTGGCTTCACCAGAGTCTGATGAATACTTATGCACGTATAATATAGAAGTGGAAGGACCAAGTACTAAAATACTTCAAAACACGATACTTCTACATAGGAAAAAAGAAACTAACACGTTATACACTATAAATGCACTAAACTCTGTAGTGAAGTCTAAAAATAACGGAGTATTGGATAACTCTTATCAAATCGATTGGCAAGAGTATAAAAATTCGGTATTGCTTACACAACCGGACGGAAGTTTGAGAAAGCTCAACACTGCGATTCACAAAATTGTGAACTTGTAAGATAAATTGTATTCTTTCGAAAAGAATCATTAGTTTTGTCTAAACAGTTATAATATGGATATAAGTCTCTTAAAGAAGAGGCTGGCCACTCTTCAAAACCCAAAAGGCCAGAGTAAAGAAAAATCCCAAACCATCTGGAGGCCAGGTATCGGCAAACATTCTGTAAGGATCGTTCCTTCTGTTTACGACAGATCGAATCCATTCAAAGAAATGTATCTGTACTACGAAATCTCAAATCGTATGATGCCAGCACTTTCAAATTGGTCAGAAGCGGATCCGATCTTGGAATTCACTAAAAAGCTTCGTCAGTCTTCTGAGAAAGACAATTGGCAGCTCGCTAAGAAGCTTGAACCGAAGATGAGGGTATTTGTACCTGTAATCGTTCGAGGAGAAGAAGACAAAGGAGTTCGTCTTTGGGAATTTGGTAAGCAAGTTTACATGGATCTTCTTGCTATTGCAGAAGATGAAGACGTAGGAGATTTTACCGATCCTATCGAAGGCCGTGATCTTACGGTTGAAACTCAAGGTAAAGAAACTACTGGTCTAATGTACAATACCTCTACGGTACGTATTAGGACCAAAATCACCCCGCTTTCTGATAATGCAGAACAAGTCAAAGTATGGTTGAATACTCAGCCTAATCCGATGGAGCTCTTTAAAAAGTTCTCTTACGATGAAATGAAATCAGCTTTGTTGACTTATCTGAATCCAGAAGAGGAGATCAAAGAACAAGCAGATGCTGTTGAAACAAAACAAGCGCCAGCTGGAGATCTTCCTTGGGAAAAAGAAGAGGATTCTTCCTCAGCAAAGAGTTTTACTCTTAGTACCAAAAAGTCTGATCTAGATTCAAAGATCGACGATTTATTCTCATTTTAATAGAGCAAAAACATGGCAAAAGCGAAAGAAAGTTTAAATGCAAAGCTGTCTACTGCAATAAACTCAAATTTTAGTCTAGACAACTTTAAGAAATCAAAGAATCTATCTACGACTTCAGTAAAATTTAAAGATCAAAGGTGGATTCCGCTCTCTGAAGCTTTTAGCGATGGTTTACAAGTGCCAGGTATTCCTATCGGTCACATCACTCTATTAAGAGGTCATTCTGATACAGGAAAAACTACTGCCTTACTTGAGGCAGCAGTTTCCTGCCAGAAGATGGGAATCTTGCCAGTATTTATCATCACTGAAATGAAATGGAGTTGGGAACACGCAAGGCAAATGGGTCTTCATTTCGAAGAAGTAGCAGATTCAGACGGAGCAGTACACGATTACAAAGGTAACTTTATCTTTATCGATAGAGAAAAGCTAAACTGTATCGAAGACGTAGCGGCATTCATTGCAGACATCTTAGACGAACAGAAAAAAGGAAACCTTCCATTCGATCTTTGTTTCTTTTGGGACTCTGTAGGATCAATTCCTTGTAAGATGAGTATTGAAAAGTCATCTAACAACAACGAGTGGAACGCAGGAGCAATGTCTCAACAATTTGGTAACTTTATCAATCAGAGAGTTATCATGAGTCGTAAAGAAAGTCAACCTTATACTAATACTTTAGTAGCGATTAATAAGATTTGGGTAGCGAAACCTGAAACCATTATGAGTCAACCAAAGATGAATAACAAAGGCGGAAATACGATGTACTTTGATGCTTCTATGGTTATTACATTTGGTAACATTGTTAGCGCTGGTACAAATAAGATCAAAGCTACAAAGAACGGTAAAGAGGTAGAATTTGCTAAACGAACCAAAGTTAGTTGCGATAAGAATCATATCACTGGAGTTACGGCGGTAAGTAAGGTAATTATGACTGTGCACGGATTCATTAAGGACACGCCTAATGAACTTGAAAAGTACAAGAAAGCTCACAGCGCAGAATGGACTAAAATTTTAGGTAGCGCAACATTTGACGTAATTGAAGTAGAAGACTCTACATCTAACGCAGACATTTTCGACAAAGAAGATTAATATGACACCAGAACAGAAAAAGTTATTTGATTCTTTAGGCACTAAAGAGTCAATAAAGGAAGTTGTGCAAGAAAAAGAACTAGCGGTTAACGATAGAGTCCTAATAGTGGATTCGTTAAATAGCTTCTTAAGATCTTTTACTGTTATCAAACATCTTAATCCTTCGGGTAACCACATTGGAGGTCTAACTGGGTTTTTAAGATCTTTATCTTATACTATTAACTTAGTTAGACCCACCAGGGTTATCTTAGTCTTTGATGGCAAAGGAGGATCTACGAATAAGCGATACCTTTATCCAGAGTACAAAGCAAACAGAGGAATCAGAAGAGTCACTAATTGGGATCTTTTCGATAACCAACAAGAAGAATCAGAAGCCATTACCAGTCAGTTGACAAGATTGGTCGACTATTTAAAGTGTTTGCCTATAGACTTAATATCAGTAGACAAAATAGAAGCAGACGACGTAATAGGCTATATTGCTACCAAGTTAGAAGGTCAAGTTACAATAGTATCAAGCGACCGAGACTATTTACAGCTCGTATGTGACAGAATTTCTGTATATTCGCCTACAAAGAAAAAGTTTTACGACGAAAAGACAGTTATAAAAGAGTACGATTCTTCGCCTAATAATTTCTTAATGCAAAAAGTATTGCTTGGTGATAACGGAGATAATGTTCCAGGAGTAAAAGGTATCGGTCAGAAGACCTTAGCCAAAATGTATCCTGAACTTAAAGACGATGAGGTAGTTACATTAACCGAAATCATAGAAAAGGCAAAGACTACTGAAGGAAAGCATTATGCTAGCATAAGAAATTTCGAGTATCAACTAAAGATAAACGAAAAGCTAATGGATCTAAGAAATCCTAATATACCTGAAGATTCTCTAGTCGATATTCATCAGATGATCGATAATCCTAGAAAGGTGTTAGAATCAAAAGAGTTCATGAGGATGTATGAAGAAGATGGTTTAGGAGGAGCGATAAGTAATTTACAAAACTGGATCTTTACAAATTTTCACAATCTATCAAAATATAAATAAACAGTTATGGCAGTGCTGAACACGTTAAATAGTTATGGTAATGGTTTTCAAATTAAGGTTATTTCTAGCTTGCTAAAGCATAAGGAGTTCTTACAGAACATCATAGACGTACTAGAACCAGAAGAGTTCGATAATCCAAGTCATCAGTGGATTATTAAGAATACTATATCTTACTTTCAAAAGTATCACACAAACCCAACGCCAGAGTATCTCTCTATCGAAGTCAAAAAGATGGACAATGAAGTACTAAAGGTAAGTGTAGCAGAACAGCTCAGAGAAGCTCTAAAGAGTTCCAATGACGATAGAGTTTACGTAGAAGAGGAGTTTAGTAACTTTTGCAAAAATCAACAGCTAAAAAAGGCTTTGTTAACCTCAGTAGATCTTCTTGGAAGAAGTCAGTATGACGATATTAGAACCATTATCGATAAAGCCTTAAAAGCTGGTCAAGACAAGCTTATAGGAATGGAGTACGAGAAAGATATTGAAAGCAGGTACAGAAATGAAGACAGAAAGCCTATTGGAAGTCCTTGGCCAAATGTTAACGAACTTCTTATGGGTGGACTTGGAAGCGGAGACTTTGGAATAGTATTTGGTAGCCCAGGCGCAGGAAAATCATGGATCCTTATTAATCTTGGAGCTGAAGCAGTCAAACTTGGATACAATGTTAATCACTACACTTTAGAACTTTCTCAAGAGTACGTAGGAAAAAGATACGATTCTATATTCACTGGAATCGACTTTCAACAGATTCATTTGCATAGACCTCAGATTGAAGCTGCTATTGCAAATCTTCCAGGAAAGTTGACCGTTAAAGAGTATCCAATGGGAAAGACCACTGTATCTACTATTGAGTCTCATATACAAAAATGTATCACACTAGGAAAAACACCTGATTTAATCATCATAGATTATGTAGATTTACTTAAGTCAAAAAGCAGATCATCAGAAAGAAGAGACGAGATCGATGACGTGTATACCGCAACTAAAGGAATGGCAAGGCAATTTAAAATGCCAGTGTGGACAGTTTCTCAGGTAAATAGAGCGGGAGCAAACGATGATGTGATTGAAGGAGATAAGGCTGCAGGATCTTATGGTAAAATCATGATTGCTGACTTTATTATGTCTTGGTCTAGAAAGAGAAAAGATAAGCTTAGTGGTACTGCAAGGATGCACATTATGAAAAATAGGTTTGGACAAGACGGTATGACTTATGGAGCCAAGATTAATACGTCAAACGGTAACATAGTTATAGATAATTCAGAGCTTGGAGACGAAGAATTAGAAAATGCATCTCAACAAATGAAACCAATAAATAAGTCTAACTTTTCTACTGACGAAAAGCAATACTTGAAGTCAAAGTTCTTTGAGCTTGGATTGTAATATTCGATCGATGCGGATATTTATTGATACAAAAGCATAGACATGAAATTCTTGTTAGACATATTCAAAAAATCTCCAAAAGGAGACGCATTTAGGGCAATCGATAATCCTAATACCTACAACGATGGTATTGCAAAATTAAATTCTTTGGGTGACAATCAATATGCTAAATTGACCACTCAAAAAATGAATTCCATCAGTAAAAACAAAACGAATAGTCAGCAAACGATCACTGGTAACACTATTATTCCAGGCACTCGCTAACTAAACCAAATTTATTGTTAACAAATTTTTGAAACTAATAATGTTTCAAGGATAAATTTTTTGTAAAAAAATGAGTATTTTTAATAAACGGGTCAACTTTAAACCTTTCGAATATCCAGAAGTACTTAGTTACGTTGATGCTATTAATCATAGCTATTGGATCCACACTGAGTGGAACTTTCAAAGCGATATCCAAGATTTCCATACCAAATTAACTCCAGAAGAGAAAAACGCAGTTAAAAATACTCTACTAGCAATTTCTCAAATAGAAGTAAGTGTAAAAGCTTTCTGGGGTAAGCTGTACGATAGGTTTCCAAAACCAGAATTTAACGCGGTAGGCGCAACTTTTGCAGAATCAGAAGTAAGACACGAAAGAGCCTATTCTCACTTGCTAGAAGTATTAGACTTAAATGGAGATTTTGAATTACTTTTACAAGAGCCAGTAATTCAAGGTCGTGTAGAGTACTTAACCAAATATCTAAAAGGAGCTTCGGACAACTCTAATGAAAATTATACATTAACTTTAGCTCTATTCTCTTTGTTTATAGAAAATGTAAGCTTGTTTAGTCAGTTTGCTATTATCAAAGCATTTAACAAGCATAAGAACGTTTTAAAAGACATTGATAATGTAGTTCAAGCAACTCAAAAAGAAGAAGCAATTCATGCTTTACTTGGATCTTATATTATTAATCAAGTAAAAAAAGAACATCCTGATTGGTTTAATGATGAGTTTTATAACAAGATATACAGAGCGTGTAAAAAAGCAAACGAAGCTGAAAGCCAAATTATAGATTGGATTTTCCAACAAGGAGAGGTAAACTTTATACCAAAAGATGTAATAAAAGAGTATATTAAGACAAGATTCAACGCTTCTCTAGAGATGATTGGAGGAGAAAAAATATTCGAAATAGACGAAGAACTAGTAAAACAACTTCAATGGTTTGACGAAGAAATCTATGCAGAAGTAAACACTGATTTCTTTAATAAAAAGCCAGTATCATATTCAAAAAAAACAAAAAGCATAACAGAAAACGATTTATTCTAAGACAATGGAAAACAAATACAGGTGGTTAACTTCAGAGAGCGAAACTTTTTTACAAAGAGACTATTTACTAGCTGGACAAACTTTGGATGAAAGAGTTGATATTATATGTGCTGAAGCTGAAAGAAGGCTTGGAATAAAAGATTTTGGAAAGCGTTTTAAAGAGAATATTCAAAAAGGTTGGTATAGTCTCTCTACTCCTGTATGGACAAATTACGGAACTAATCGTGGACTTCCTATTTCATGTTTTGGATCTTTCGTAGACGATAACATGGAAAGTATTTTGCATAGCATTGCTGAAGTTGGAATGATGACTAAAATGGGTGGAGGTACATCTGCTTATTTTGGAAAGCTTAGACCAAGAGGATCTGAAATAAAAGATAACGGTCAGTCTGCAGGATCTGTACACCAAATGCAACTTTTCGATAAGCTTATAACAGTAGTAAGTCAAGGAAAAACAAGGCGAGGTAACTTTGCCGCTTATCTTGACATTGATCACGAAGACATTATGGAGTTTTTAACCATTAGAGGTGAAGGAAGTCCAATACAAGATCTTTCTTTTGGAGTATGTGTTCCAAGTCAGTGGTTAAAAGAAATGAAAGAAGGCGACGCACAAAAAAGGAAAGTTTGGGCAAAAGTACTCCAGATCAGAGCAGAGTTTGGATATCCTTACATTCAGTTTACTGATAATGCTAACAACAATACTGTAGACGTATACAAAGATAAGAACAAAAAGATCTATGCTTCCAATCTTTGTTCAGAGATCATGTTGCCTTCTAACGAAGAAGAGTCTTTTGTTTGCTGTTTGTCTTCTATGAATCTACTTCATTTTGATGAGTGGTATGAAACTGATGCTGTAAAGATGATGGTCTATTTCTTAGACACAGTAATGGAAGAGTTTATAGAAAAAGCTTCTAAGATTAAGTTTATGGAACGCGCAGTTAATTTCGCTAAGAATCACAGAGCTCTTGGACTTGGTAGATTGGGATGGCACAGTTATTTGCAAAGTAAGATGATTCCTTTCGAATCTTTAGAAGCAAAACTATATAACGTAAAGATTGCTAAATTTATTAAAGAACAATCTTACGAAGCATCAGCAGAACTAGCTCAAATGTTTGGAGAGCCAGAAATGCTAAAAGGATACAGTAGAAGAAATACTACTCTTAATGCAGATGCTCCAACAAAATCATCAGCCTTTATTCTTGGTCAAGTATCAGAGTCAAATGAACCTGCAAAAGCAAACTACTATATAAAAGATTTAGCTAAGATCAAATTTACAGTAAAGAATCCTTATTTAGAAGCATTGCTTATAGAGAAAGATAAAAACACACAAGACGTTTGGAATAGTATTTTAATGAACGCAGGAAGTGTGCAACACTTAGACTTCTTGTCTGATCACGAAAAGCTTGTGTTTAAAACTTTTGCCGAAATCTCTCAAAGAGAAGTCATTATTCAAGCTTCTCAAAGACAAAAGTATATCGATCAAGGTCAGTCTTTGAACTTAATGGTGCATCCTTCTATTCCTACCAAAGACGTAAACTCTCTTATGCTAGAAGCAGAAGAACTTGGTATCAAAGCACTTTATTACCAATATTCTGTTAATGCAGCTCAGGCTTTCACTAGGGATATTCTTAATTGTGCATCTTGCGAGGCTTAAAACTGCAAAGATAAAAGAAAAACAATCGAAATAATCGATTAAATTTACTTAAAAGGTTATATATGACAGTTACGTTGAGTACAGAGAACATTTATCTTGCAATCATTGGATTATTAATGGTAGTGCAAGTATTTCAGTGGAGATCTATTTTTAGGCTAAAAGATGAAATCGATAGCGTTTGGAGTCAAATGGCTATTTTAGTTGGCACTTTTGGTAAAGAAGTAAAAGAACTACAAGATAAATACAATGACATCAGAAAGTAAAGGTTTAGGAGACACAATCGCTAAGATCACTCA